ACGAATACCGTTCTGAGGGGTATAAGTATAACTAAGATTAGAGGCTATAGCCATTTCATTTATTTCCTATGAGTTACAACGGAGTTTTTAAACCAAAGAATCCTTCTAAGTACAAAGGGGATCCTACTAATATTATTTATCGCTCGCTTTGGGAGTATAAATTCATGAGCTATCTTGATGCCCACCAAGATGTTATAGAATGGGCAAGTGAAGAGTTCTCGATTCCATATTTATCACCAATTGATAACAGAGTTCATAGATACTTCCCAGACTTCTGGATAAAGAAAAGAGGAAGGGACGGATTAATCGAAACTGTCGTCGTTGAGATAAAACCAAAAGCACAGACTAAGCCTCCAAAAGTACGCACTAAATTAACAAAGGGTTACATTAACGAGGTTAAAACCTGGGGGATAAATAGTTCAAAGTGGAAATACGCAACTAAGTTTTGTGAAGAACGTAAGTGGAAATTTCAAATACTAACAGAGGATGACTTGTTCGTCGGTAAAAAGTAATGGCTCAAACATATCAGCAAATGCTCAATCAAGCAATAACCAAAGGTAAAGTAGCCGATGCTCAAACTTGGTTCGATACAACTTATCAGGATCTGTCCTCTAAAAATACAATCAGTGTAATCAATAAAGGTGACGAAAGACTTACTAAAGCTCTTTCGATCGGCAAGATGTTTTTGTTTCACTATGATCCAAAATACAAAGAAACTCTTCCACTGTATGATAGATTCCCTCTTATATTCCCATTCCAGAATGTTGAAGGTGGTTTCATGGGAATCAACTTTCACTACTTGCCATACGGACAGCGCGCTGCATTGTTGGACAATCTAATGGTACTTGCTAACAATAAAACCTTCACCGATAAGATGCGTCTCAACATGAGCTACAGATTACTCAGTGCTGCAGCAAGAACTGTATCGTTCAAGGAATGTGTCAAGAAGTACCTAAATAGCCATGTAAGATCTAGATTTTTCTATATTAAGCCCGATGAGTGGTCCAAAGCACTGATGTTGCCTCTAGATGACTTTGTATATAAAAAGAAAAAGTAATGTTAAACATAAACGAATTTAAATCAGCAGTTCACAAATACGACCTTGAGCGTCCTAATCTCTTTGCTGTTGAATTTTCATATCCCGATGCAGTAAGAAATGTACGGGGAGTCAATATTATTGAATCTGTTGAGAATGGTAAACTTGTCACGTTGTTTTGTAAGGGTGCAAACCTACCAGGTATAAATCTTGCGTTGTCCGATAACTTAAGATACGGAATTGGTCCCAATGTAAGAATGCCTGTAAGAGGCAGTCTAAACGATGTGTCCCTCACTTTCCTTAATGATGCTGGTGGAAGATTGCATACGTTTTTTCAAACTTGGATTGGTGTGATATATCCTCAATGGGGAAAGGATACTTTTGATAATAGACCAGGTGAAAAAAACACATACCTTCTAGATTTCAAGAAAAACTATCAAACAAATGCAAAGATTATAATGTACAGTGGTGAGCCAGGTAAGACTGGTGGATCCGGAATATTACAAACCATTGCCTCTGTTGCTTCTGCAGCTGCAGGAGTTCCTTTCATTGGATCTTTGCTTGGAAGCCGCATTGGTGCTCAGCACAACCTTAAAAAAACAAGAACTTACGTTTTTGACAAAATGTATCCAATCAACGTAAGTGATATATCTTTATCATCATCAGCTGGTGATTCTGTTACCGAGTTTACGGTGGGATTCACCTACCAAACTTATAAAATTGAAGTAAATTAATTATTAGGAGTTATTATGGCTTTACCAAAACTTATGCACCCAACTTTTGAGTTGAATATCCCATCCACAAAACAAAAAGTCAAGTTCAGACCTTTCCTAGTGAAAGAAGAAAAGCTGTTATTGATGGCTAAGCAGAGTGGAGAACAATCTGACATTGTCAATGTACTTAAACAAGTAATAAACAACTGCGATGTTGAATCTGTAGTAAAAGTAGACCAACTAGCATCTTTTGATATTGAGTATCTGTTCTTGAAATTGAGAGCGAAGTCTATCAACAACGTCATCGATCTTGCTTACACTGACTTTGAAGATGATGAGACATATAAGTTCACACTTGATGCAGAGGAAGTAGAAATATCATATGATCCGGACCATAGTAACATTGTCAAGTTATCTGAAAACTCTGGCATTGTAATGAAATATCCTTCGATGGATTTGATGAGTAAGGTTATTGAGAACAATGATGTGGGCGGCTGGTTGTTCTTCATGATCAAAGGATGCATGGATCAGTATTTCGAAGATGATAAGATTGTGTTATTTAAAGATAATAAACCTGAAGAGGTAGATGAGTTTGTTGATAGTTTACCAACTACAGTGATCAAGCAGTTTGAAACATTCTTCGACACAATGCCAAAACTATATCACAAAATAGAATATACAAATAAAAAGGGTACAGAAAGAGTAATAGAGTTAAGAACACTCGAAGATTTTTTTACATTGCGCTGAGTCATAACTCTCTTGAAAATTACTACCAAGTTATTTTTATTTTGGCTCAGCATCACAACTATTCAATATCAGACATTGAAAACATGATTGTTTTTGAAAGAGATTTGTATTTACAGTTACTATCGGACCATATAAAGAAACAACAGGAAACGATGAAGAATGGCAACTAGTCAAAACCAAGGATTCATAGAGCAGCTACGCGAAATGCGCGCAACGCGTACGCAGCAGCTTCGTCAAGGTGGTCAGCAAGCTACTTTGTTGAATAGACAGATTACTGCTATGACAACTCTTAATAAAACAATGGAGGCTGTCCTTCGTGCTCAAAACTCATCTGCTGTTGCTCTCAAAGATATAAACAACAAACAAAGTAATATGATTAGACAGAGCGATCAGATGTCTAAAAGTATTAACAATCTTTCTACGTCATTAACAAAATCCGTGAGTAGTCTAGCAAGTGCTGCAGTGAAAGGGACTGGTAGTGCTGTTGGATCAGCAGGTGGTGCTGTTGCTGGAGCAGCTTCTTTAGTCGCTTCAGGAGTTGTATCAGCAGTAGCTAAAGTACTACCATTTGCAATTGCTGGAGTAGTTGGTAAGATGATGGTGTGGGATAAGATGGATGATTCGGTTAAAAAAGAACTAACTGATTCTTTTGGTGGCTTAGTAGGAAGTTTGTTTGGTAGTATTGATACGTCAGGTCTTAAAAAAGTGACAGCACCAATTACCAAAGAGTTTGGAATAGTATTTGGTGCTCTTGGTGATACTTTGGGGAATGTTACTGATAAACTTTCTATTTTGGTCAAGAAATTTGATGGTATGTCAGTCAATCTTGAAAGAATTATGAAGGGAATCAAAGGAGGTACTGACTCGTTCCCTAGTACACCTGATAGACCAAGGTCGATGGCCGAAAGAGAAGCCAGAGCAACAATATCAACTGGTAAAATAATTGGAGAGAATATAAGTGACGTTGCTTCTGCTACAAAAGATCTATTGAGCGAAGATACAGGTACAGCAATTAACGTTGCAAGCGGTGCTGTACTTGCAGCTGGTGGTTATAGTGTAATCAAAAAACTCACAGATAAACCGAGATTTGCTAGTTCAAAAGAAATCTCTAGAATGCAGGATAAACTTTCAACATTTCAAAAAAAACAAGCGGGTAATAAAAATATTAGAGAGTTATTGGATAACAAGAATTCTCAATTGATAAAGAAAATTGGTGGATCTACGGCTAAAAAAGTTATTGATTTACTGAAAAAGTTTCCAAAACTTAGTATTACTGGTGCATTGCTTGAATTGGGTCTTTTTTCTATTGCATTGGCTTCTGTAGATGGTTTGTTCAATGAAGGAGAAATAACTGAAGAAGAGAGGGATGAGCTCAAGAGTTATTTTACAAAGCAATCAGCTGTTAGTGCTATTGGTGGAGTTGCTGGAGGTGTAGCTGGATATGCTGCTGCTGGTTTGGTTGGACTTAGTGGAGCAGGTTTGGTTTTTGCTCCAGGGATTGTAGCTCTTGGTGGGTATGGTGGTAAGTCTTTAGCTGATTTAGTGGGGTCTCAGTTCATTAAGGTTCCTGACGTTCTAAAAGAGCCATCTGATAGATTAGATTTTGCAATGCAAGGAAATGTAAGTAAGTTAAGAGATGATAATGATTTAAGGAATCAAGAAGCAAG